CCCAGCTCTGCTGGGTGCACCGATTGGGTGACTCCCAACAACCACTAGGAGGTCCCTTCACTTGGCTACGGTTTCTACAACGAAGTCATGGCGGAGTTCGTATACAGTTACGACACCCACATCCCCGACCTATCCGGCTTGCATGAGCGGTACAACGTCGGTGACTACGGCTAGTACAACTACGATACTTAACCAGGTAACGGCTGACGGCCCTGTCAGAGACTATCAGGGTTTGATCAGACGTGGCCAATCGGCTACATCTGCGTTAAGTGGACACAAACGTACCGCAGTGTGGACACCTGTGAAGTATAACCACAGGCACAAAACACTTCCCTGTCTACGTCTTGATGTAGTAGGGACTCCTGCGTGGGTGCTACCCACGTTGCCGAGCGCGAACGCTCCTAATACAGCCGCTGAGGATGACGCAGCACGAGCCCTCACTTCTTCCTACTTGGAAAATATGAGAGGCTTCAGCGGTGGCGTTGCTATCGCCGAATTTGGGGACACACTGAAGCTCCTTCAGAGCCCCTTCAAGAGTTTGTGGAACGAGTCCTGGAAGCTGTCCCGTAAGCTGATACGTCTCAAGAGAGCGTATCCTAATTGGACATCCAGAATGTATGCTCGTAAACTCACGAATCTCTGGCTAGCTTACCAGTTTGGCGTACGCCCGCTGGTAAACGACATCCAGGAAGCACACTCTGCCTTGCAGCATATGGCAAGTGAACTGGGGTCGAGGGATACAGTCCCAATGTCTGGATCTGGCGTCTACGTCTACGACAACTTAATACAACCGAACCAATCAGGTATCGGTGGTGTGACAGCTGTTCAGACTGTGACGTCACGTACAGAGTATAGCGTCAGATACAAAGGCGCTATTCGGGCGGATCCCCCGGGAGTTGGTGGTCTTATGCAGTGGTTCGGCCTAGATATTTGGGACGTTCCGGTTTCTGCATATAACTATATCCCGTTTAGCTTTCTCCTCGATTACATCACCAATACTGGTGATATGATTGATGGACTACGCATGTGTACTAAGACAGTTGCCTGGTTGCTTCGTGGGACGAGACACACTAAGATCCGTACAGGATCTGAGTACTATCCACATCCCAAGAATTCACAAGGTTATCATCTTAGTGTCGCAGGCGGATCCTGGTATACAACCGCGTCGAGAGTCACACGGCGTGATGTTACCAGCTGGCCGTTTCCTTATCAACGATGGACGTTCAGGACACCGGGGTTTGCCTCGATGGCTTGGATGAATATCGGTGCACTCGCTGCCAGCTTCGTTGCTGGTCAGCCGGGTCCACTGAGGGAACGTAATACTCCGGATTAATTCGGAATAACCGCTTCATCAACCCAAAGGATTGCACATGGCAATCAGTCTCTCAAGCCCCGTAACGGGCACGGCGCAGACGGGCCTCACCAGCCCAACCTACACCGTTATCAGTGACACATCCCCCTCGAGCTTGCCTGGCAAGCAATGGGCTGTATCCGCCACTGGCGGTACACAGACCGGGGTGACGGTCCACTCCGTAAGTTCACCGTTTACCGTGAACTTCACCAGGCCCTCGGTCCTCAAGACCGTTGGCGTGCCGAATCCGGCAACTGGTGTGATCAGTCGGATTCCAACGAACGAGTTTCACGTTATCACCCGTAAAGGCGTGGTACCGGCAGCCAATCAAGCTGCGTCGACAATGACGATCAAAACAACGATCGCCGTGCCGGCTGGGGCTGACGTTTATGACGTCAACAACGTTCGTGCAGCTTTGTCGCTGCATCTGGGCGCACTCTCTCAGCAGTCTGCTGGTGAGGGTGATCTCCTGTTGAACGGTGTCCTCTAAGGACCCCCTTCTGTAGGAGGTAGGCGTGGAAATCACGCTTAGTAACGCCATCCTGATCATGTTTATAATGGAGAAGACCGTATGTGTGTTGACACTGCTGCTCTTTCGACACAGCTATCTGCCGACCTTTCAGGTCACATCGACGTCCAGCAATCCAGCTGGGCGCCGGACTCATCGCCGAAGCAAGTAGCCTGCTACCTGCTTCGTAACGCGTTGCTGAAGAAATTTAGCGACGGAGGTGAGCCATCCCAAGACGCGAGAATGGCTGCTCAGAAGAAATTTCTGATGGTCAACAACCACGTTAAATGGTGGTCTATACCTTATGAGACGTCCCTCGACGAGATGATGGTGGGTGAGTTCAAAAACGCACTCTATCGTTTCTGGTTCACCGGTGACGGTGGGCCTTCGCCGTTGATAAGCGACTACCATCAGCTGTTTCAGGCTGGTGGTGTGGGGAAGGGCTCGAGCATAGCAGCTCGGGATTCTGACCTCTATACGAAGCTTTTCGACAGTGATTTGTCGGGTACAGAAGGGTTTCCCGAAATCTGGGATAACTGTACTGCCAGGACCGGTTTGTTTCGCTCTGCCGAGAAGGCTAGGCGTACATACCATGGCTACAGGATAGTAGCTGGTAACAGACTCGGTTTCGTCAATAAAACTGTGACGATTGCACGATGCATCGCTACCGAACCCACTATTAACATGTGGTTTCAGAAGGGTGCCGGATCCATAATGGCTGATCAGCTGCGTAGCCATTTTGGGTTAGACATGTCGACTCAACCCGATGTGAATCGTGTACTTGCGCGGGTTGGCTCCATCAATGGCAGTTTTGCGACCATTGATCTTGAGTCAGCTTCTGACTGTGTTGGGCTCGAAATGCTTAAAGAGTGTGCACCTAAGTCGATGTTCGACTGGTTGTATGCTCTTCGCAGCCCTACCTGTCAACTCCCTAGCGGGGAGCGCGTTAACTTGAATATGATCTCAACTCAGGGGAACGGGTACAACTCCGCTCTCCAGACAGTCATATTCACGTGCGTCATACAGTCTGTGTACAGATTGTCTGGCATTCCCTTTAGGGGGCGTGGTCAGGCAACGAGCCGTACTTACGGCTGCTTTGGTGACGATATGATCGTTGTCGCTGAAGCCTATCAACGTGTCTGTAGGTTGCTTTACCTCCTCGGATTCGTTGTGAACACAGATAAGTCCTTTGTTGAAGGACAGTTTCGGGAATCCTGCGGTGCCGACTATTTCGACGGCATCAATGTTAGAGGCGTGTACATCAAGTCTCTTAACAAAAAGCAGGACCTGTTTGTAGCCATCAACAACCTGAATCGGTGGACCATGCGAACGGGAGTTGCTATACCGTTAACAGTGTCGTACCTCATCAAGTGTCTTCGCGAAAGCGAGGGGCTTGATCTGAACGGCGTCCACAGGGCATTCGTTCCGCCCGATGAAGACGATGCTGCTGGGATAAAGGTTCCAGCAGTACTCGCGTGTGACCGCGTTGCGCGGCACACCCGAGTTTACGGCCAACTAGTATACAACCCTGATGTACCACGTAAGTGGTTCTTTGTTATTGCAGGGTTGCGCTGTTGGACATTCAGGGAGCAAGTAGACCGGAACTTCAACCCGTATGGGTTAGAAGCGGCCTTCATTGCTGGCACCGTCCGTGGGTACACGGTCTCTCTTAGGCAAGTAGAGACTACGTACACGACGATAAGGCGGCTGACCCCATCATGGGATTGGCAGCCACCACGGCCCCTGGAGTTCGACGTGTTACTTTCCTTTACCGATGATTTTGATCGGCAGAAAGGCACGTTAGACTCTATAAGCA